TCTTATACAACTTCCAGAGCAACCTGCTCAAAGCAAGATACTTTTTCACGACAAGCCAGTAGAAGAACAATTCTGGTCCCGACAGACACCACCAGACGCCATCGAAAAGACAAAGACGATGGACTCCTGGATGGAGCAGCCAAAGGAAATACAAACGCGATTCCTCCCCTACATTAAGGAAGAGTTCCGTCGACGCATTGAAGGACTGTGGTTTTACAATAATGGTGTTCCAACATACATTACTGGTAACCACTATATGATGCTCCAGTGGAGCAAGATTGATGGCTCATTCTACGGCCAGTATCTGCAGTTTCAACGTAAACTATTCATACACGCTGAGGCGTGTAAGGTGGATACGCGTTGCGTTGGGCAGTTGTTTGTAAAGTGTCGACGCTCAGGGTACACCAATATGGCGTCGTCTATGATTCTAAGCGAGGGCACAAAAGCAAAAGACAAGTTGCTTGGCATTATGTCCAAGACCGGTGCCGACGCTCAGGAGAACGTATTTATGAAGAAAATTGTACGTATGTACAAGTCGTACCCGTTCTTCTTTAAACCAATTCAAGATGGAACAACGAACCCACGTATGGAGTTGGCCTTTCGTGAACCATCGAAGAGAATCACTAAAACAAATAAAGCCGCCCAGCAAGGAGAGGCCCTCAACACGGTCATCAACTGGAAAAACACCGTAAACAACGCATATGACGGCGAGCGCCTATATATGCTGTTCCTCGACGAGGCAGGCAAATGGGAGAGGCCAACGGACATCCGAGAAGCCTGGCGCATCAACAGAACCTGTTTGATTGTTGGTAGCAAGATTGTTGGAACCGCTATGGTCGGTTCAACCGTAAACCCTATGGACAAGGGTGGTCAGCAGTTTAAAGAGTTATGGAGGGACAGCGACCCAAGAGAGAGAAACGCCAATGGGAGAACTCGCTCTATGCTGTACCGTATGTTCGTTCCGGCATATGACGCCCTAGAGGGTTTCTTTGACAAATACGGGAATCCAATTGTGGAGACACCGGAAGAGCCTATGCTCAATAGCGACGGCGACTATGTAACAATAGGTGCACGTCAATACCTTGACAATGAGCGCAGTGCACTGAAAAATGATAAAAACGAACTGAACGAAGTTATACGTCAGTTTCCTTTCTCGTTTGACGAGGCGTTCCGCGACTCGGTCGAGGGAAGCCTGTTCGACCTTGGTAAGATTTACGAGCAGGTAAACTATAACGATATGATGTACCCCAGCCCTGTCATCCGCGGGAACTTCCACTGGGCCGGAGGAGTTCAAGACTCTGAGGTCATTTGGGAGCCTTCCCCGGAGGGGCGGTGGTACGTATCGTGGATGCAGCCGAAAGACAAACGAAACCAAAAGGTTAAAGGTCGCCTCAGCGGATGGGGTCCAGCAAACGCCAATATGGGTGTCGGCGGGTGTGACTCCTACGACCTTGACGCCACTGTCGACGGACGAGGCTCAAAAGGAGCCTGTCACTTTTATAACAAGTTCAATATGAACGATGTATCCAATATGTTTGTAGCGGAATACGCCGAGCGCCCACCTCTGGCATCTATATTCTACGAGGACGTATTGATGGCTGCAGTGTTCTACGGATACCCAGTTCTTATAGAGAACAACAAATACGGGATTGCGCGCTACTTTGAGCAGCGCGGATACTCTGATTATCTTCTTGACCGACCCAAACACCTCGGAGGTGGAGGAGCCTCAAAAACAAAGGGCATACCATCAAACTCTCAAGAAGTTATTCAAGCACACGCCCAGGCCATTGAAGCATATATTCATAAGCACGTTGGAGAGCGAGAAGATGGAACATATGGAAATATGTATTTAAATAGGACTCTCGAAGATTGGATTGGCTTCAAGGTGAATAACCGAACCAAGTATGACTTGTCCATCTCTAGCGGACTGTGCCTTCTTGCCGCGCAGGTAAAAACAGAGGCCCCAAAGATGGCTGATTTTGATGGAAAAGAATTTTTCAGGCGCCATAAATACTGGACTAGGGATTCTTTATGATTAAAGATATAATTGTGTATCTTTGCAGTTGAGTTCTTCCGCGAAACGCTTTAGAAACACATTATGTCAAAAGAAAAGAATTTAGGGGCATTCCCCGACCCTTCAGCAAACTCCATCATAAAGATGGGTTCTGATTACGGGAAGCAGTACGCTAAAGCGATTCTGTCACAGTGGGGCGGCCTTGAGAATAATCAGGGCCTTTTTCAAAAGCGCCAGCGTGAGTTTGAGCGCAACCGCGACTATGCCCAAGGAACTCAAGATACTCGAATCTATAAGCAGATTCTAAGCAGCCTTGACCCATCTGGAAATGATGGCACTTTGTTGAACATTGACTGGTCACCAGTTCCCATTGTTCCAAAGTTTGTTAAGATTGTAGTAAACAAGATTCTTTCTCGCAAACCATATCCAAACGTAGAGGCTGTTGACTCAGTTTCGCGCACGGAGAAGGAGATGCGCAAGGCAAAGGTGAAGGCCGTCATCGAGAATAAAGACTTCCTTAAGGAGATGCGCGCAATGGGCGTTTCGCTTAGTGAAGATATTGATGCTATGCCAGACACAACCGAGGAGGCTGAAATCTTCTTGGACACCAACATCAAGATTGCTGCTGAAATCGCAGCCCAAATCGCCACCAATCTCACGCTAGAGTGGAACTCATTTAACGAATCTACGTTCCGCCGTGCCGTTGAGGATTTGGTAGTTTGTGGAGTCGCGGCCATCAAGCGCGAAAACGACCCAAATCACGGGATTGTTGAGCGCTATGTTGACCCATCAACCCTGGTTCACTCGTACTCAGAGGACCCCAATATGCGCGATTTGGTATACGCAGCGGAAGTTCGCCAGATGTCTATTTTAGACCTCAAGCGTGTCGCTAAGGATATCACAGAAGATGACTGGACCAAGATTGCCCGCACGTATCAGGGTAAGTTCGGAAACGACGCAAACAAACTAAACGCTATGTGGTACGACCCAACTACGGGTAAAAACGCATACGGATATGACGAGTTCCGCATCACGGTGCTAGATTTTGAATTTATTGGCCTTGACCAGCAGATTTACGAGGAGAAAACATCTCAGTACGGGAATGTCGGCTTTTATTACAAGGGCGAAGAGTACAAGATGCCTACGCAGTCTGTTTTTGACCGCAAGCCTTTCTATATGGACGTTATGTGCACCTATGGTGGCCTATACGTTCCCGGTACAGATATGCTGTTTAAGTACGGCAAAAAGCACAACCAGCCACGCAACATTCACGACCTTTCTCGTACAACGTTGTCTTACTCAATTGTTGCTACGAACTTCCGCCGTATGATGCCTAAATCTATGGTGTCTAGCATCGTTGGATTTGCTGACCAACTTCAGATTACGCACCTCAAGATTCAGCAGGCAATCGCTAAGGCGAAGCCTGATGGAATTATGATTGACATTGAGGGTCTTTCAAACGTATCCCTTGGAAAGGGTGGAGAATTGTCTCCTCTAGACCTTCAGGATATCTACGAGCAAACTGGTATTATGTACTACCGCTCGAAGAACCCAGAGGGCGGATTCCAGAATCCTCCTATCCGAGAGATTAATAATACTATAAGAAACATCAACGAACTGATTGCGCTGTATAACCACTACCTTCGTATGATTCGCGACGCAACGGGAATCAATGAGGTAATGGACGGCTCAACTCCAAAGGGAGAGCAGTTGGTTGGTGTTCGCGAGCAGGCAATGGCCGCCGCAAACAATGCTATCTACGACATTACGCACTCTTCGCTTGTATTGTTCAAGCGCGTGTGTGAAGACATCATCAAGTGTGTGCAGATTCTTCCAAAAGAATCTGTGCTATACAGGACGTACGAAAAGGCTATCGGTAAGGAGTCTATGCGAACCATTAAAGAGTTCGAGAAACTTCCGATGTACAACTTCGGCGTTGTAGTAAACACTGAGATGGACGATACTGACCGATTGTACTTGGAGCAGAACATCCAAGCATCAATGGCTCAGGGAGAGATTGATTTGGAGGACGCTATTGCTATTCGCAGACTTCGGGATATTGACCAAGCCGAGCGACTTCTCGTCGTACGCCGTGCAAAACGCATCAAACGCCGTCAGCAGGAAGCCCAGCAAAATATCCAAGCGCAAATGGAGGCACAAAACGCAGCATCTGCCGCAAAAGCACAAGCCGACGCCCAGATTGAACAGGTCAAGGCTCAGGCTCGACTTCAGGTCGAGTCTGAACTTGTCCGACTTGAAATGCAAAAGATTCAGTTGGAATACCAACTCAAGAGCCAACTTGAGCAAATTAAAGGTATGAATACCAAGGAGGCAGCAAAGATTTCAGCGTCTATGAAGAAAGAACTTCACGAGATGCAGGAGGAGCGAAAGGACACTCGCGTGTCAATTCAGGCCGCAGAGCAGAGCAAATTAATATCTCAGCGCAAAGGTGAGCGTGGCGAATTGGAGTCTCCAGAAGATAACCAATTAGACAATTTGTTCCGATAAAATTAATACCTTTGCACTATGGCCGCACCAGTTAGTACTATCAATCTAGACACAGCAAAGCGTGTTGATATCACCTGTCGAAAGGGTGACACGTTTACCATATCACTGACGTTTACAGATGATAATGGCGACGATATGCCTGTTGATACGCACTTCTTTAAGATGGCCGTAAAAGAGACTGATACGTCTGTTGATGATGTTATTTCATTTGACGAATTCTCATACGAAATTGACCCAGGCAATGTTGTTACCGTAACAGCGCAATATGACGTTATGGAAACAAAAGAGGCTGGCGTTTATGTATACGACCTTCAAAGTAAAAACGGCCTTGTTGTAAAGACCTGGATTTACGGAATCTTCAAAATAAACGAGGACATTTCACAAGTATGAGCAATATAAGTATACAAACCGGAGAACAAGTAAACATTGGCGTACAGAATCGTACAGCCAGTGGAATCTCTGCTGTTGCTCAACCTAAGACCTCAATCTCTATTGCGGGAATTCAGGGCGGAAAAGGTGACTCGCACTTTACTTTTAGTCAAGACACCCCAGAATCAATCTGGGAAGTGCAACACAATCTTGGTAAAAAACCTTCGGTAACAGTTGTTGACTCCGGTGAGTCAGTGGTTGTTGGCGAAATAGAATACATTAATCTCAACTCTGTACGTTTAACATTTGCTGGAGCCTTTAGCGGTAAAGCATACTTTAACTAATAACGATGGCTATTACTTATCTATCACCCATCAACCTTGGCAAACTGGAAATCCAGAATGCACGGGTACACAACCTGGCTAGCGCTCCATCATCTCCTGTTGCTGGTCAAATCTACTATAACACCAGCGACAATACGTTATACTTCTACAACGGAACAGCCTGGGTAGATACCAAGGGAGATGTACAAGAAGTAGTCGCTGGCGACGGTCTTACAGGAGGCGGTGGCAGTGGTTCGGTAACGCTTAACGTAGGTGCTGGGACAGGTATTACCGTTGCTGCCGATGCGGTTGCCCTTGATACACTTCACACTAGAAACGTAGCGCACGATACCATCACCCTCACAGCGGGTGCTGGTTTGACTGGTGGCGGTGACATTACCACTTCTCGTACGTTTGCTGTCGGCGCAGGCACTGGTATTACTGTAAATACTGACAGCATTGAGTTGACCAACTCTGGCAACTTGACGCAGTACAAGTTGTTGATGTGGGGTGCTAACCAACTCGAGCAACCAAACATCACACGCACTGTAGACGTAAGCAGTAACGAGACAATCACATTTGGTGGTGCTGAGGTTGTTATTGCTGGTAACCTTACTGTAAATGGTACTACCACTAGCGTAAACTCTAATGAGGTAAACATTGGTGATTCTATCATCAAGTTGAATTCCGACGAGACGGGGGCAGCAACTCAAGACGCTGGCTTCGAAGTAGAGCGCGGAACAGACGCAAACGTATCCTTTATCTGGAATGAGACCAATGACTACTTCTCTACAGTCGACCAGAAACTTCACGTAGGAACGGTAGATACGATGACCCCAGCCGGTGATGACTTCTTCTATATGTATGAGAATGCAACGGGAGAGACCGGAATCATTAAGAAGGCAAGCGTTAACGCCGTTGCTGACCTTATGGGAGCACCAAAGTGGTTTACCCTTGACTCAACTCAAGACTCTGTTAGTAAGACTGGTAACGTATACACCGTTACTCACGATTACAACACTCAGCGCATTATGATGGAGGTTGTTGACTCAACCACGTTCGAAACGGTTATGGTAGATATGGCTCGCCCAACTACAAGCACCGTAACTGTGTCTTTTGCGAACATCGTATCAGAGGGAGATTATATCGTGATTCTTTCTGCCGCTAAGTTAAACGGAGATAGCCTCGTTTACGAGGGATTGACTCAATCGCCTTGATATAACTAAAACCAACACCAAGGGGGGCTGGCTTGTCGCTAGACCCCCTTTTTTTTTAGTATCTTTGTCAATCAGTATACTATAGAAGATATGTCTCAAAAGTTTTTAAGCGACGTTGTATTAACTACGATTTCATCTGGAATCTTAAAAGTTGATTCAGACGGAAAAATAGTTAAGGCAGTTGAGGGGACAGACTATGTGAGTAGCGTATCTGCTGGCAACCTAGATTCTCTCACGGATGTAGTTATTACAAGTCCATCCGCTGACCAAATTCTTGTTTACGGACAGCCGGTCGGAGGAACCCCAGGTGTTAACATTTGGTACAACAAGACACCAAACTACCTTACTCCGGCGTCATCTATTAACGCACTTGGTGATGTATCTATTAATTCTGTCGCTGTTGGGAATCTGCTTAGTTGGAACGGCTCTAATTGGGTCAACTGGGCACCTAACTTTCTAACATCTTACACAGAGACCGACCCTATCTATACCGCATCTTCTTGGTATACTACTACAAACAACGCTAGCAATTGGGATACGGCTTACGGATGGGGTAACCACGCTGGGCTGTATGCTAATTTAATTCACACGCATAGCGTCTTTACGCAGGCCACTTCAGGTATTGTAAACGGAGAAGAGGTCATCGTTGCCGGAGAGAATGGATTCGTCCCAGCCTCGGGTTTTGATGATGGCGGTAAGTTCTTACGTGGTGATGGTACGTGGCAGGTGGTCACTACAGACCTTACGGGCTACGCTACGGAGACTTGGGTAGGTCAGCAAGGGTATCTTACATCTTACACTGAGACAGACCCTGTATTCGCTGCTTCTGATGTTTACAGTGTCAGGACTGCTGATATAACAAATTGGAATACCGCTTTTGGTTGGGGTGACCACTCTGAGGCTGGATACCTCACTACGTACACGGAGACCGACCCCATCTACACAGCCTCCTCTTGGTACACGACCACGAACAATGCATCTAACTGGGA